CGATTGCGCCCTTGACTGCTGAACCAAGTGCAGCGGTCAGACCCGCCAGTGCAGCAGCTGCGGGAACGGCTGCCTTCTTGATTGCGAACTGCGCCTTCTCGCCATTGGTCTCCAGATTCTTGAATTCCTTAACGGCGGACGAGATTCCTTTGCCGTCAAATGACGTGACGATTGGGATGGCGATTGTCATTTGAGTTCTCTTTCGACGCGGGCTTTTACTTCGTTGGTTGCGCGTAGAAGTTCCCGCGTTATTTCTCCGCGCTTGCGAAAGACGGCAGGGCCAAGAATGCGCGTATGGTTTGGACGCAACTGCCCGAGGGAATCCCCCAGGCGGTTCTGATTGGCTCGTCCCGCTGCTTCAAAGACGGCTGCTGCGACATTGGTCTGAGTGATGTAGATCAGAGATGTTGCCTCTCGAGACGCATCCACTTTCAACTTGACGCCTGACTTTGCTTTTGCCACAGAGAACGGGAATATTTTTTTGTTTGCTTGTTCCCATTTGCGGGCCATACCAGACAGAGGAACCTTGTCGTAACTGTTTTGCACTTCTTGAATGGCAGGTTGTGCGATACGGGTTGCGTCGGCGGTGAACTGTTTACGCAGTCCAGGCTCAATCTTGTTGAGCGAACGAATAGCGTCACGAACTCCGACGACTTCAAGTGAAGTGTTTGTTGTCATCGTTTGCTCCTTTGTGCTTTTTGTTGTTCGTTCAACACGTCAACAACCGTGAAGAGATCGTCTGTGTCGAATGGGATGTCGGGTGTCCAGTATCCAGTCGCGACAAGAACCTCCGCTAGTGAGCGTCGGAAACTGCCGCTTCTGTAAAACTTGGAGCATCCTCCGACACGACCTCGATGGACTTGGTTTTCTTGATGAATTCGTCAAAGGCGAGCGGTGTTGTAATCCCTGCAGCTCGTGCAGATTCGAATGCAAAGAACGCGAGGTCTTCTGCGCCGATGCCGTTTGCGAGACTGGATGCTTGTCGTTTGAATTTGCGTTCCCATGCCACGACAACGAATAGGTTCGTTTCGCATTCATAGGGGTCGCCTTCAATCGGTGTTACTTGTAGTCGGATTTTCATTGTTTCCCTCTTTCAATTATCAGGGCGAGACGATGTCTCGCACCCATGTTCCATTTGAGAATGACACTGAGGCAACCGCAAGGGTTCCGATGGACGACATAATTACAGGTGATGCATCCAATGTGCAGTTTGTAATTGTGAACTCAGGGTTAGTCGCTGATTCGGTAACGCCAGATGGGGACACAACAATTGTGCATCCGCCAGCAGCGACGATTGCAGTGAGGAGTGCTTCAACTTCGGTTGCGCCGTATGAGAGATACAGGTCTAGGTTGACCGCCACAGATTGCAAGCCCTTTACTGCCTGTCGGCCTGTATCTGCTAGCGATGTGCTCTCGAGGAGTTCAAAGCCGAGCATGACCTCGCATTTCGAGAGTTGATCCGAAACGTCGACGGCTGCTCCGCCAGTTGGGGTGATGTTGCAGGTTGCACCTGACAGGAATGTTGCTGTTGCCATTGGTGGCTCCTTAGTTTCTACGCACGGCGATTGCCACCGTGAGATCGTATGTGGGTATGTCTTGCCCGCCGTAGTTTGCATTGCCTGGACGGGCGTCTGTAACTGCGATGGGCGAGTTCATGATGGTGTCAACGGTTGACATCAAATAGTCTCCGCTGTCTTGGTTGCCTGGAGGGGCTGCCAAGATGCGAACGGGAATGCGAAAGTCGCCCACGTTGTAAGTGAACGAAGTCATGACGGGAAGTTCAATCATCACGGACATTGGTCGCGCGTTGCGCGGGTCTGTGACAGGTTTGAGACCGAGAGCGGTGAGTTGTGTTTTGATGGCGTTGACCGCATCGACGAGGATTCCTGTTGCAGCCATTATGCGACCTGTGGTCTTCCGCAGCCGATGAGGGCCATGATGCGTCCCATTGTTGAGGGGATGGGGATTGAAGACATGGCTTCGAATGAGGCGAAGGAGTCTGCTGATCCGCGCTCACGATACAGGGTTGAGGCATAAAGAATCCCGCCCAATTTCACGGCAGCATCTGGCACAACGCTCTGCGAATCGGTGTAACCCGCTTCTCTGCGTTTCCGAAATATGTAACTATTCGAAGCTGCAACGCAAGTAGTGATGAAGGCGGTGTCGTTAGCAGTTGCGACGTCAATGCCCAAGAACTCAAGAACCATTGCGTTAGTGATCCAACTGATGCTAGGGGTGAAAGTGACTGTGCCGGTAGCAACAGAACGCTCTAAGTCTCCGTCGGCGTCTCGAAAAAGAAACTGAAAAAGTCGAATGACATCGGAGTCAAACTCAAAGTCGCCTTCGTCTGACTCTCCGATGTATTCGTTGTCTTGCGTTGACAGAACGGTATGGGTGCCGTTGATGTTATGGCCAGCGCCAGCGATGGTAACAACATCGCCGACCTGTATTCCTGTTTCTACAAAGGTCTGAAGAACAACGACACCATCGAGGCGCGTATGAAACGCGAGATCGTAAGTAGCCATTGTTCTTCAGTCCCTTTAAGAGTTCGCCTGAATTAGACGAACGCAGCCTTGATGGTGAGCGTTGGGTCAATGACCTTCGATGCCCAGTACCCACGGAACGCAATTTGGCGAGAGAGCTGCGAAGGCATCTCCACTGATATGGCCCCTTTCGCCAATTCATACGATTCAAGCGCACGAGGGTCAAGGATGGTCATACCAGCCGAGGTCAAGTTGCGGTCAACTACGACGCGAAGACCGAAGGCGAATGCGCCCTGTGTCGATGCAACGTTAAGTGAACCGTAAGCGTTCATCGGGCCAACCTGTGGGAACAACGGACGATCTGCGGTGTCGCTGAGTGAACCCATCAACTTCCAGACGTTAGGTGACACTGCAAGGATTGACGGAAGGTTTCCGTTTGAACCCGAAAGAATGTCTGCAGCTGCGGTGTACATCCACTCAACCCAATATGCAGGGTCTGCGATAGATGCGTTTGCAAAGTTATTGCTGTTGGTTGTACCAGTCTGCAACTCTGAACAAGCGAGCAAATCTGTCCGATCTGCATATACGCGTCCCATGTCGTCCAACAATGCGCCGAGAACTTCTGGCTGTGACCAGTCCATTGAAGCCTCTGAGATTTCAACGTATCCACCTTGAATTGTCTTGGTGATTTGTACGTCTTCGATTTCAAAAGTTGAAGCAGTGATTGTCGTGTTCTGTGTTGCAGTGCCGATTGAACTGTTTGTTTTTACTACAGGGCGAATGAAGACTGCGCCTCCCTGGGGCATCGGACGAAGAATTGTGGCATCCACGAGAGGGCGCGAGCCTACAAACGAGTTGAACACATTTTGAACGATGGGGGTCGGGATGACGCCTGGAATATCGACTGTGGTGATGTCTGGAGCGGCTGCGCGAATGTTGTCGTTTAACTGTGCGAAGTCGTGACCACCGCGAACGAATGACGCAATGTATTCAGACGCTGAAGGAAGTTTGAATTCGCGTCGTGCTGAAGCGAAAATTGGTGATGTTGGGATGGCGTCGGGCGCGGAGGCTTCGACTTGGTTTTCTTGTGACATTGTTTCCTCCTGGAGACTTGTGTCGGGTTGGGGTTCGGTTGACTCTTCTTCGACCTCTGGGTCGGGTTCTGAGGCAGCGATGGAATCGATGGTCGCGTCGACAAATGCCGGTACTGCGACAACCGAGAGTTCTGACAATATGGCTGACGAGACAATCATGACTCCGCTTTTGTCGTACTTGAATTTTTTCGGGATTGCTCCGACTGAAACTGAGTCGTAAGCAGACATTTGAATCAACTCGACCACGTCATCTGCAGCCTTGCTGCGGGCAAACGTGGCACTGAAGCCGAGACCGTTGTCTAGATCAACGAGTTCGCTGACAATGCCGATTGGGCGTCCGTCGTGGTTTTCAAGAAGTCGCGCGGACTTGGCATTCAAGTCAAAGGCTCCGCGCTTGAACATGACCTTCTCTCCGCCAGAGACGGTTGCGACTGTGTCCCAGGGCACTGCAATGCCACCT